ATCCGGCACGAGCCCGCTTCGCAGCGGTTTCGAGTTCGAGCAAGTCAAGGAGGCCGAGGCCACCTTTATTTGTCCGAAGACTCTTCATCAGAGTCCCATCCGAAGAAGCGCTATCCTCGCGGTAGGAGAATACGGGCATCAGAGCCCGCACCTCCAACCTCTGCAAGGGTGCGTTCCAACGGAATTGTCCCAAATCACAATCCTCTCGGTCCAACCAGAGACCTACACAATCCGTGTCCTTGGGCACGTAAGTGAGTCCGAATCGCCGCGTGAGATACGCGTCGATTACGTCTGTTGTCCGGCATTTACCATGCCGGCTCCAGATCTGATTACGGAAGGACGTCAGCGACGTCACTTCCGAGACCTCGGAGCGATCCCGTGGTATTCGACGACGCATGTAGACTGGAGTGACATCCCAGCCAGCATAGCCGTCAAACCCGCACGACTCCCTGAAGTTCCCCGAAAGGAACGACTTGGATTCGTTGACCTTGAGCCCTACGGACTCAAGAGCAGAAATTGCTCCATGGGCGTGTCTTGTGGCGAGTATGATATCGTCACCATAGACACTCAACCCAGATCCCCGACGACCCAGTGCACGAATGAACTGAGGTTCGAAGGATCCCTCCGCTCGACAAATGCTCGTTACTACGAGCGCAGTGAAGACCATGGCCTCCACTGGAAATGTCAAAGCAGATCCCATCGAGGCGAACTTGTTTAACAAGACAAGGTCACCTCCAGGTAGCTGCGCGAACGGAGAGCGCGAAAGCTTAAGGAAGCGCAGGAAATTCGGGTTGAACCCGAATACCTGCTCAACCAGGGCAAGCGCTACCCTGTCCGAGGCGTCGGAGAGATCGATCGTGGCAAGTTCGCCAGTGATCGACCCTTCTCTCGCCATCTCCCGATTCGGAGTCTGATCCACGAAGGAACAGACACTGCGTGCACTCTTCAATTCATGGCGCAAGTTCTGCATCATGGCCTGTTGAATGTACTGGTTGTAGCTGGCCTCTATACAAATGAGGCGAGGCTTCTCAGCAGTCTTCGGGACTGCCTCCAACCGCGCTGGAACGAACCCCGTCTCCGGGGGGCGTAGCGCCAGTGACTCCCAAGTGGCCCTAAAGAATTCAGGGCCCACCAAG